ATATTATCATCGAAGCATTTAAGGTTATTGACCCAGAAGTATATCTAGATGTCTATAATGACATGTTCTTAAAACAATATGTGACTGCACTATTCAAAGAACAATGGGGGCTTAATTTGTCTAAATTTGAGGGAGTTCAAATGGTTGGTGGTGTCACACTCAACGGTCGTGCAATTCTAGAAGAGGCCAGAACGGACATCGAAAAACTTAGAGAAGAAATGTCAATCAAGTATGAACTTCCTGTCGATTTCATGATGGCATAGCAGGGAATTAAATATGCCCACAAATTTATACATAAACAATTTCGACAGTTCGCCAGAACAGAGATTGATAGAAGATTTAATCATAGAGTCTATTAAGTTCTATGGTCGAGATTTCTATTATATTCCTCGTAAACAGAGTGGTAGTTTTGACCAACTCTATGGTGAAGATCCAAGAAAATCATTCGAGGAAGCCCATGTAATTGAAATGTACATCAAGAATGTCGAGGGGTTTGAAGGTGAAGGTGACCTGTTGGGTCGTTTTGGGTTAGAAATTCGCGACCAGACTACATTGACTGTAGCAATTCGACGATTCGAGGAGCTGCTCGTCGGGAACCCTGGGCTGTCTGCAATGGGGCTCACTCGCCCCCGCGAAGGTGACTTAATCTTCATGGACTTCGTTCGCCCTGACCCCAAATATCCTGGTGCAGCAGGCATGTTCTTTGAAGTTCAGTTTGTAGAGCATGAGGCTATTTTCTATCAGACTGGCGCCCTACAAACATATGACTTACGATGCGAGACATTTACCTATAGCAATGAAACCTTTGCAACGGGTGTTGATCTTATTGATGCTGCATTTGCCAACGGTGTGTCTACCTATGTCACTACAGGAAACACCATGCCGTCTGGTAGCACAGTCGATAATGCATTTATCGAGGCTGAGGCTAAATCAATTCTTGACCTGAGCGAGACATCACCCTTCGGAGACTTTGGATAATGTTAGGCACTCCATTCACGCACGATATGATTCGGAAGTATGTTGTAGCTTTTGGCACAATGTTCAATAACATTAAGCTCCAGCGTATCGAAGTAGGCGCAGATACTCAATGGATTTCTGTTCCATTGTCCTATGCTCCCAAAGAGAAGTGGCACGCAAGGCTGACGGATCCCAGAATTACGCAGCAAATTGCCATTTCTTTACCTAGAATTAGTTATGAGTTGGTGACAGCCACATATGCTCCTGAGCGTAAAATGAATACGATGAATCGACATGTAGGCGTAGCTGGTGTTGACCAACAAGACAAATTGAAAAACATGTTCGCCCCTGTTCCTTATGATTTTCAGTTTTCGTTGTTTGTTTATTCACGCAATGCAGCCGACGCATCGAATATTATTGAGCAGATTCTTCCTTTCTTTACGCCAGAGTTTACTGTTACAATTAACGATGCAACCGACCTAAACATTGACATTGACTGCCCAATTATATTGAATAGCGTCAGTCGAGAAGACACCTATGAAGGAGATTTTGAATCACGAAGAGTTGTGACTTGGACTTTGGACTTCACGATGAAGGGGCTTTTATTTGGACCAGTTCGAGAAAATAAAGTTATTAAGAAAGCCTATGTTGACTTCTTTATTCCCCCGACAGATTCGCGAACTGTATATCATTCAGGAAATCTTGCAATAAACTCGGCCACAACGTCGGAAGTTTATTTGCAGGCTAACACGGCGAGCAGGGTCAGTAATACATATGATAGTGGAAAAATTACAATAACAGCAGAAGGTCCGGGAGAAATAACTGGTATTGCTGGTACTACACGAACAATTACTTCTTACGACGGCTCAACACAAATAGCAACAATCAGTGTTCCATTTGAAGATGATCCTAAAGCCACATGGTCCTATGAAATACAATATTTGACGGACAGGTCTAGTTCTATATCTACTGACCAACTTCTTGAAATTCCTACTGCAACCAGAATCTATACCCAACCAGGATTAACTGGTGCTGGCGACCCGACAAGTAATGGTGTAGGCTCTGGTTATCCCCTTGACTCCACTTTAAGCGATGTCTTGGGCGAAATTGATGCAGGTGAAGATTTTGGTATCATTCAAACTCATACATTCTTCCCGTCTAATAATGTATTGGCTGGAACCAGACGAAACTTGAAAACAGGAGATGATGAAAGAGATAATGATGGAGATGAATAATTATGAATAGTGATGAAAAACTTATGGAAATTCTGCCCGCAGAACTTCTTCCTACTAGTGAAATTGAAATTGCAAAAGACCTTGACACGGACTACGAATATACGCGAGAGAATCTAAAGGCAATTATCGAAAAGGGGTCCGAAGCTCTCGACGGCATTCTTGAACTAGCCAAAGAAAGCGAGCATCCTAGAGCCTATGAGGTTGTCGGGCAAATCATCAAGAATGTAGCCGATGTCAATCGTCAGCTTATCGACTTGCAAAAAGACATTAAGGGGCTAAAGAAAGCTGATTCTGGCCCTAAGAATGTCACCAATGCGCTGTTTGTTGGGAGTACGCATGACCTCCAGAAATTGCTAAAAGGTAAGCTAGACCTAAATATTGGCGACAGTAAGGAGTAATCTCTCATGGCTACTCATCAATCAGGCTATCTTGGGAATCCCCTTCTCAAGAAGGCCGGAACACACGAAGAGTTCACAAAAAATCAGATTGCAGAATACATCAAGTGTTCTAACGATCCTGTTTACTTTATTCTCAACTATGTAAAAATTGTCAATGTAGATGAAGGGCTTGTTCCTTTTACCATGTATGACTTTCAAGAGAAAATTATAAACACAATTCATAACAATCGCTTTGCCATTGCCAAACTTCCGAGACAGTCGGGCAAGACCACGACTGTCGTTTCTTATTTTCTACACTATATTCTATTCAACGAAGATGTCAACATTGCCATTCTTGCAAACAAGGGGTCATTGGCCCGTGATATTCTAGGCAGATTGCAACTAGCCTATGAGAATCTTCCCCCATTTCTACAGCAAGGAATCAAGGTATGGAATCGTGGGGACATGCAACTAGAGAATGGGTCAAAAATTGTTGCAGCATCGACTTCTTCTAGTGCAGTTCGGGGTGGAACATACAACATGATTCTGCTGGACGAATTTGCGTTTGTTCCTAAGAATATTGCAGACGAATTCTTTAGCTCTGTCTATCCAACAATTTCTTCTGGTAAAACCACAAAAGTCATTATCGTCAGTACCCCTTGCGGAATGAACCACTTCTATAAATTGTGGTCGGATGCACAAGAAAAAAAGAATCTATACAAACCTGTCGAGGTTCATTGGAGTGAAGTTCCGGGGCGTGACGAACAGTGGAAAGAAGAGACAATCAGAAATACGAGCAAGGAACAGTTTGCTCAAGAATTTGAATGTGATTTTGTCGGCTCAATTAATACTCTGATTAATGCAACGAAGCTAAAGAATATGCCATTCAAAGACCCGGTTCTAGTTTTGGGAGACATGGACATCTACGAAGAACCCCAAGAAGGGCATGTCTATACACTAGTTGTCGATGTATCACACGGTGAAGGGCTGGACTATTCTGCGTTTTCGATCATTGATTCGTCAGAATTTCCATATAAACAGGTAGCCAAGTATCGCAATGCAACAATTCCCCCATTAACCTATCCCACAATTATCCATAATGCTGCTCTGAAATATAATGAAGCATTTATTCTTGTCGAAATCAATGACATTGGGCAGCAAGTGGCTGACATTTTGCATTATGACCTAGAATATGATAATATGCTAATGGTCACACAACGGGGGCGCGCAGGGCAAGTTCTTGGTGGTGGTTTTGGTATAGGGCAGGCTCAAATGGGAATCAAGACAACCAAGAAAGTAAAGCAAGTAGGATGTCTCAATCTCAAGAACCTTGTCGAAAGTGATAAATTACTTATCGAAGACTTTGACACCATTGCCGAACTGACTTCATTTGTTTCTCGTGGATATTCCTATGAGGCTGAGCCTGGGCACAATGACGACTTGGTGATGACACTCGTTCTATTTTGTTGGCTCACGACTCAACCCTATTTCAAAGACTTGACTAGTGTGGATGCCAGAAAACGCATTTTGGCTGACAAATCAAAGGTCGAAGAAGAAGAATTGATGCCCTTTGGATTCATTGACTCGGGCCCTGTGGTCGAAGAAGTGGCTGTAGATCGAGGCGATGATAAGTGGCTATGGGGAAATGATTTCGAGAAAGACTCTACTCCAGATCCTAAATTTCATTAAAATACTTGGTATTATAAATATCAGCAGAATGGAAGGCCCCTTTCATGCAAATACGGGTCAACTATTAATTATATTCTAAACGAGGAGTGTTAAAATGCCTTTTCAACTATCACCGGGTGTAAATGTTTCAGAAATTGACCTGACCACAATTGTTCCTGCTGTAGCCACTACAGACACAGCATTTGTTGGTTCGTTCAATTGGGGTCCTGTGGACGAAATCACCTTAGTCAACAATCAAGAAGTACTAGTTAGCACTTTTGGTAAGCCAGATGGAAACACAGCTTCCCATTGGTTTACTGCATCAAACTTCCTGGACTATGGAAACAAGCTGCACACGGTTCGTGTGGTTACTGCAACTGCAAATAACGCACGATCAAAGCGGCCCTCCACTCTTGTTGGTACTGGGAAAGTTCTCATCAAGAATGATACAGATTTCGCAGCACAGGCAATTGGCGAAGGTGTGGATGAAGGTGCGCTTGCAGCTACACCCGGAGGAATTTCCGGTCAATGGGCTGCACGTTATCCTGGTGAGTTCGGGAATAACATTCGCGTTTCTATTTGCGATTCATATCCAGGGCAGTTTAGTAATGCGCTCTGTGTTGAAACTGCAAATACGCTCTTTGGTTCAGACATAGTTTATGTCAACAGTAATAGTAACTTCCACATTGGAGATGTTGTTACGTTTAGGGACCCGATTGAG